GAAATGCGGTGCCGCCGCCGTTTGCAGAAGCTCTGGTAAGGGCAAATCTGCCGGAAATGTGCGGAAGGCGGTTTGAAACCATGCAGGAACTGCATGGGGTGATTTGAGGAGTAGATGCGGTTGTGAGGAGGATTGAGCATGGATAGACTTAACAAGAAAATCAAACAGCACCTTCCGCAGGACGAGCTGTTAGCACAATTAGCAGAAGAATGTGCGGAATTATCGCAGGCGGCATTGAAGCTGCGGCGAGCATTGACGGGCATCAACCCTACGCCCGTGGCAGCAGACGAGGCAAGGCGGAATCTGGTGGAGGAGGCAGCGGATGTCTACAACGTACTGGGGCTGCTGTTGGATGCGGAGGACAACGCCGAGATATACAGCATCATTCGGCGGAAAAAGGAAAGATGGCTGAAAAGACTGGAGGGGTGATAGCTTGGCGATTGTGAGGGAGAACGAGAGGAAAAAGGAATATCTTAAGGGGTACATATATTCCATACGGAAGGCGCAGCGTTTAAAAGAACAGATTGGCGAGCTGCGCAGTCAGCAGATGTTTCCGAGCGTGAACCATGACGGGATGCCACAGGGAAATGCACACAGCGACCTGTCTGGATATGTGGCGAGGCTGGATGCACTCATCAGCCAGCTGGAGCAGGAGCAGGCTATGGCGGTACGGCAGTACAAGGAAATCCATGACAGGATACATAAAATGCAGGACGGGGCGGAGAAGGAAGTGCTGATTCGGCGGTATCTGATGGGAAGGACATGGGAGCAGATTGCGGTGGAGATGGATTACAACTACCGTTCTGTATTGAAAATTCATGGCAGAGCTTTAAGAAGTTTTGAAATTTCTGAAAGAGGGCACTAAAGGGCACATCGAAATATGGTATTATAGTATTGTGAAAATATAGGATATTTCATGTTACCTCCTATTTTTGGCACTCGGAAACGGGTGCCTTTTGCATTGTCCTGTAAAGTTGAGACGCAAAAAGACTTAGAATAGTATAAGGTGATGAGGCAAAAGGTGCTTCACGTTTCTGAATGATTTTTTGTATTTAATGCATTTTTGTCGTAAAATAGCAGGATTTTACCTTTTAATGTCGAATGGCAATAAATGGAGGTGCATATTATGGAAATCTTAATACAATCAATCAGAATTATTGAACGTGAAGAAAACAAAATATCAAAAAGAGAATTACCGGAAGAATTTTCAATATATATAAAACAGTGGGTTGGTTTTTTATATGATAATACAGCTATACAAGAATACGAAACGCGTTCTGTGAATACAGAAGTAATCAGTTCGATTTTGGATATAATAAAAAATCAAGCTGACCAGAAGAAATTCGAAGAAAAAATGGATTTGATTGCCAGGAGGTTGTTATTAGAAGAACGTAAAGCTCAGCAGAGCGTAGCTGCAATGTCAGTTGTCATGAAAAAGGGCAGCCTGGTTCAAGCGCTTTTATATGATCCGGAGACGGAAAGGTATGCTTTTTTATTGGCGAAGGTAGAGCATACAGATTTTGTTGATGTTTCAGATTATACATTTAAAAGTGGATTTTCAAAAGATAAAAAGAATCTGTGGAAATCCTGTATCTTTATGATTGATGATCTGGAAGCAGATTTTTATAGAGCAACGGTATATTCTGATACAGCCGCAAAGTTCTGGTATGATGGCTTTTTGGAGTTAAAACCAGTGAATACTGATGAGCTAAATACAGAAAGAGCATTTAAGGCAGTTGAAGGAGCACTAAGCAGAATGGTGAAAAAGGCATCGCCGAGGGACTGGTCTGTGCTAAGAAATGCTGCAGTTTTATATTTTAGAACCAGAGACAGAATAGACTATGAAGAATTTATCAGTACTACATTTGAAGCATATATTCCTGAGGAATTAGATTGCGAAAAGATGCAAAAAGTTGTAGAAACATTAAAAGAACTTCCGGAAAAGCACAATTTCGACCGCCAGTTTAACATTACGGCTTCAAAAATCAAAGCAAAAATTAAAAAAGTTTATAAAGTTTACAGAGGCGTTGAATTGAGAATCACGGATGCACTCGAAAATATAGATGAAACCATTCAGTCTGAGCGAGACAAGGATGGAAACCGCTATATAAAAATTAAAACAAATGATGAGATGGTATATAATACTTTTTTAATGAAAAAAAAAGAGGAAGAATAAGTTAAACGAACAGGAGGTGTATATATGCTTAAAGAGTTAATTGATTCAACAGAAGGGAAAGATTTAAAAGTTGCAGAAAGAATGAAAGTATATGAAGCCTCCTTTGTTTTTGATGCGGCAAAAAAACCAAAGTATGAGTATTTTCTGAATTTATATTCGTATATATCTTCGCGTGATAAAATATCAATTTTTTTGGAAGATGAAAGTGATGATACATTTGTGATAAAATTCTCAAATGATGAGGAAACTTCCTATAATCAGTTTTTTGAAACATTGTATGCAGATGATAGTGTAAAAGCCGAAATCTCCATCGAAAAGAGCATAAAAGATAATTATCTTTCTGTATATTGCTTTGATGCATTTGCAGAGGATATTTTATCTTTGAATTTGGATAAATGTATGACAGCATTTACAAATTTATTTAAGGACTCGCCTGAACGGCTGATTTTTGATGTATATGGAAACAGCGTGGCTTTTTCTACAAAAACCGTTTTTTTTGTACCGCATGGAAACTATGTAGAAAATAATGGATTCAGAAGGGAAAAAAGAATAGCGACATGTAAGGAAACATCATATTTTTATAATTTAGATGTTTATGAACTATTGCCGGATGACTTTAAAATAGAGGTTAGTTATGAAGGCAACCCTTTGAGTGAACTGTTTCAGAAGATTACATCGTTGCTGTCTCTTTGCTTTATTGCGACAACAGCAGCCTTTAATGGAAGTGAGATAAAAGGAATTATCCATGGACAAAGAATAGCAGAGTATAGTTGTCTGATTGATGATTTAAAAAATAATAAGATTTTTTATAGAATATATGATTGGATATATACAGATGGCAATGCGATGGATAAGGCTATTATTTCAAGAAATATAATCAGTTTACACTGTAAACAGATACCAATCTCACGGTTAGATGAAAACGTTATATATTCTATAGAATCCAGCTATAGCTTGTATTTGAGAAAAAATGTAGAGCAATATCTTGAATTAAAAAACAAAGTAGCAGAATTTATCAATGATAATGTGGCTAAAACAGGAGAATATGGAATGCAGCTGTTAGAAAAATTTAAAACTAATCTGATTGCGATTTTTGGCTTTTTGTTTTCTGTAGTTTTAGCAAATATTGTTTCTGATCAACCATTGGATAATATATTTACAAAAGATATTATTCTTATTATGGAGATTGTGTTATGTGCATCACTTCTATATTTTTTCATATGTAATATGCAGTTGGGCTATGAGGTGAAAAAGGTAAAAGATAGCTATAAGCTGCTAAAAAGTAACTATGAAGATATATTGGAAAAGGAAGAATTGAGAAGGATATTCAAAGATGATGAGCTGATGAATGATATGCAGGAGGAGATAAAGCAAAAAAGAATACTTTTTGCGTGCATCTGGATAATTTCGTTAATAGCAGTTTTCATCATCGTTGAATGGAGAGGAGGCTTTGTATTCAAGGATATTTTAACAAGATTTAAAAAATGATTTTTAAAGAAAAAACAATATTTCATAATTCGATTTTTGTAATAATGCAGAGATTTTAATTTAACAAGAAAGGGGCGATGTTATGCCGGACAATGTGGGCAGACCGCCCATCTATGAAACAAAAGAAGAATTACAGGAGCGGATAGACGAGTATTTCAGGGGGTGCGAGGGCATTCCCTTTTTTGCAATGAAAAAGACCGCATCAGCGGTCCTCTTCGGAAGAATCCTTTTTCTTTCTCCAATTACGGTATTCGCCGGACTTTACGCGTTTATCGGCAGGAGGTTCGGCATCGGCAGGGATTGCCCACTGATTCCCGATTTTGATTGCAGGGATGCGACCGTCCTTAATCAGCTTGCGGACATTGCCGACATCCTTACCGAACTTCTGGGCAAATTGGGTAACAGAGATATACTCAGCTTCTAACATTGCGCATAACCTCCTTGAATTGCAAAGTAGTTTGCAAAAGCACAAGGACGGAATTTAAAATCACAAGGAGCTTTGCGATAGGTGTCCAGCCTGCGTGTATTGCATAGATAAAGAAAAACAGGAGTGAGAAAACAGAAATTTTATTTTTCATTGTCATTCTCCTTTCGGTTGGTTATAATAAACATGAGACATTGACTTTATCTAAGAAGTAAGGGGAGATTTACTCCCCGAACTTGCTAAGATTTGATGGCTGTAATCAGAGCGGCTAGGGCAATAACTGCTTGGATTACAAGTTCGACAATTTTTAGCTTAAAGTCTTTGTCTTTTTTCATTTTGCACTACCTCCTTTCTGTTTATATAATAACACGAAAAAGAGTAAATGTCAATAGAAATATCAAAATAAATCAAAAGAAATCCTGATAGCTACAATGCTTATCGGGATTTTTTATTTGCGGCAAAGGAGAAAGACAATGAAGGAATTTGCAAAAGGCTTCTACAACTCGGCGGCGTGGAAGAAGTGCAGGCGAGCATACATAGACAGTCGCATCATGGTGGATGGCGGAATGTGTGAGATATGCGGAGAACGTGTGGGCTACATTGTCCATCACAAACAAATGCTAACGCCGACCAATATCACAGACCCAAACATCACGCTGTCCTTTGACAACCTGCAATATGTCTGCAAGCTTTGCCACGATGAGGAAGAAGGACACTTCGTCCAACGGAAGGGATGCTGCTGTGGATTCGATGCGGAGGGACAGCCGATAGACAAAAGAAAAATGGAATAGCCCCCCCTATTTTTATTTTTGGTTTGGCAGTACGGAGACCGAGGAGTGGACTACTGTTTCAACGGGCGTGCGTGCGCGTGGGGGGTGTAGTATAAGGGCGGAAAAGAGAGGAAGTGAGAAAATGGAGAAAGGAAAAATCAAAGCGGCGGAAATGCGGAAATTGAAACGTATCTTCAAGGAAATTCCGGAAAATAAAAAGAAAATTGTGGAAAAGCTGATAGACAATGCTGCCTTTATGGCGGAGCAGTTGGATCATCTGCAAACGGACATTGAGGAGAAGGGATATATTTCGGAGTACCAGAACGGTGAAAACCAGTGGGGGACGAAGAAGGCTCCGGAGGTTGAAATCTACACCGCGACGATTAAAAATTATTCCAGTGTAATCAAGCAGCTTCTGGATCTGATGCCCGAAACGGATGAAGCGGCGGTGGATGAGCTTGTTTTGTTCCGGCGGGAGCGTGATAGCAAATGACGGAATTTGAACAATATTTTTCGGCGCTTTATGATGGCACGATTCTTGCCTGCGACAAAATGAAGCGGGTCAGTGAAATGCTTTTGAATCAGTTTGCGAGTCCCGGGGAATTTCATTTCGATTATGAGGTTGCAAAGTGGCATATCGCATTTATTGAGCGTTTCTGCAAGCAGCCGACAGGCAAACTGGGGCAGCCGTTACAGCTTGAGCTATTCCAGAAGGCGAGGCTGCAGGCAATCTTTGGTTTTGTGGATGACAATAACCTCAGACAGTACAACGAAGTGATGATTGTGGAAGGCAGGAAAAATGGTAAAACAACCGAGTGTGCCGCCGTGGAAACGGATTTACTGCTGAATGACGGAGAGGGTGCGCCGGAGATTTACAACGTTGCAACGATGCTGGACCAAGCGAAGCTTGGGTTTAATGCGTGCTACAAGATGGTGCGGCAAAGCCCGACCCTGCGGAAGCATATCCGCAAACGTGCTGCGGATTTATATGCGCCTTCCAATCTTGGGTTTATTAAGGCACTGGCAAGCAACACAAACAGTCTGGACGGCTTGAACGTGCATGGAGCCATCATTGATGAACTGGCGGCAATCAAAAACAGAGATATATATGACTTGATAAAACAGGCAATGGGTGCGAGAGAACAACCATTGCTTTTTTGTATTACCACAAACGGCTTTGTCCGCAGCGGCATTTTTGATGCGCAGTATGAATACGCAAAAAAGGTGCTGGACGGGAAAATAAAAGCACCGCGCTTTCTGCCGTTTATCTATGAGTTGGACGATGCTTCCGAATGGGACAAACCGGAGATGTGGATAAAGGCAAACCCCGGTCTTGGCACCATCAAGAAAAAGGAATATCTGGAGGAAATGGTGCAGAAGGCGAAGAATGACCCATCCTTCAAGCCAACGGTTCTGGTAAAGGATTTCAATATTCCACAGACGGCACAGTCTGCATGGCTGACGTTTGAGGACTTAAACAATGAGGAGCTGTTGCCGGAGGGCGGCGCATTTCGCTATTGCATTGGCGGCTTTGATGCTGCGGACAGCATTGACCTAAACGCCGCAAAGGCAATCTGCAAACGGCGTGGGGATGATAAGCTTTACATTAAGCAGATGTACTGGATTCCGCAGGCGGTTTTGGACCAACAGGAGGAACGAGGAGACCGAAGGGAACGGGACGGCGTGCCGTACAGCTTATGGGTGTCGCAGGGCTTGATGCGTACCTGCGAAGGTCGGCGCGTGAATAAGCGGGTAATTCTGGATTGGTTCTGCGAATTAAGGGACAGAGAAGATATTTATCCGCTTTATATCGGCTATGACCCTTGGCATATCTCGGATGAGCTGCTGGCGGCATTTGAGCAGGAGTTCGGGCGAAACGTCATGGTTAAAGTTCGGCAGGGGGTTCTGACATTATCCCAGCCGATGAAGGATTTAAAGGCGGAATTTCAGGAAAAGAAAATCGTCTACAACAACAATCCGATTGATAAATGGTGTCTGATTAACACCGAGGAAAAGAAGGATGTCAACGGCAACGTGCAGCCTGTCAAGAGCGATGAGCGCACAAGACGCATTGACGGCACAGCGGCACTTCTGGATGCCTATGTGGTGTATTGCAATAAAAGAGATGAATTTGAAAGTCTGATTTAAGGAGGTGAGAAAATGGGTTTATGGAACAGAATTGTGCAAAAAATGAGCAAGCAAACTTTCAAGATGGTGCAGGAGAGGGGGAACGGCTTTTATGCGTGGAACGGCAGGCTATACCATTCCGATGTGGTGCGTGCCTGTATCCGCCCGAAAACAAAAGCCATCGGTAAGGCGGTTGCAAAGCATATCCGTACTACGAGAACGCAGGAGGGGGAGCGGGTAGAGGTCAATCCGGATGCCTATATCCGTTTTCTGCTGGAGGAGCCGAATCCGCTGATGAGCGGGCAGATGCTGCAGGAGAAGGTGGCAAATCAGCTGGCACTGAACCACAACGCCTTTATTCTGATTGTACGGGATGAATTTGAAAAGCCGATAGAATTGTATCCCATTCCCTGTTCGGGGGTGGAGGCTTTTTACAAGGACAACGAATTGTTTTTACGGTTCGTATTTCTGAACGGGAGGGAAAGCACCTTCCCATACAGTGATATCATTCATCTGCGTGATGATTTCAACGAGGATGATATTTTCGGGGAAAGTCCGATGGAGGCACTTTCTCAGCTGATGGAGTGTGTCAGCATTATGGATCAGGGCTTTGTGAAGGCTATCAAGAACAGTGGTGTGATTCGCTGGCTGCTGCGGTTCACCAATGCCATGCGCCCGGATGATGTACGGAAAAACGTGCAGGAATTTGCGGATACCTATCTTTCTGTGGAGAGTGAAACCTTCGGCGCAGCGGGCGTGGACAGTAAGGCGGATGTGCAGCGGATTGAACCGAAGGACTATGTGCCAAATGCCGCACAGACCGACCGCATCATTAAACGGATCTATGATTTTTTCAATACGAACGAGAAAATCGTCAGCTCTCTTTATACAGAGGATGAATGGATTGCGTATTACGAAAATGCCATTGAGCCGATGATTACGCAGATGAGTGCAACCTACAGCAGCCGTTTGTTTACCAGAAGGGAGCGTGCCTTCGGGAATAAGATTGTTTTCGAGTGCTCTAATCTGACCTTTGCAAGCATGAGAACAAAGCTGGAGCTGGTGCAGTATGTTGACAGGGGCATTATGACACCGAACGAGGTGCGTGCGGTGCTGAATATGGCACCTGTGGACGGCGGAGACAGGCTGCTGCGGCGCAAGGATACAGGCTTTATGGAAGGAGGTGAGGAAGAATGAGGAAAATCGAGGTGAAGGGGACGATTGTCGGAAATGCGGACAAGTGGATTTATGAGTGGTTCGGCATGGATGCAACCTGTCCGAAGGATGTCAATGCTGCCATCAGCGAGGCAAATGGGGAGCCGCTCCTTGTGGAAATTAACTCCGGCGGCGGGGATGTGTTTGCCGGCAGTGAAATCTATACCGCCTTGAAAGCATACGCGGGCACGGTAGAAATCAATATTGTGGGTCTGGCTGCGAGTGCCGCCTCTGTGATAGCGCAGGCAGGACATTCCAGAATCAGCCCGACAGCGTTGTTTATGGTGCATAATGTTTCCGGCTCTGCCGCAGGGGATTTTCACGATATGCAGCAGGAGGCGGAGATTTTGCAGACAGCAAATAAAGCAGTCGCGGCGGCATATCTGGAAAAGACAGGCAAAAGCATGGAGGAGCTGCTTGGCATCATGGATGCGGAAACGTGGATGGATGCGCAGAAGGCGGTGGAATATGGCTTTGTGGATGAGGTTATGTTTGCATCTGCGCCGACGCTGACAAACGGCATCGGTGTATTGCCTGCGCAGACCATTCATAAGCTGAAGGATCTTCTTCCTGCAAGGGGAGAGGAAAACGCAGAAGTTAAAACTGTAACTGCAAAATTAAAATTACTCAGATTGAAAGGGGAAATGAAGGATGAAATTTAAGAATTACGAGGATTACAAAGCACAGAGAGAAGCACTTTACAATGCGGCGGAGGAACTGCTGCAGAACGGCAGCGTGGAAGAAGCGAATGCAAAAATGGAAGAAATCACACAGTTGGATGCCGCTTATGAAGCCTTTGCGACGGCGCAGGCAAACCTTTCTGCTATGCAGGGCAAAGGCAGCACACATGATAACGGCGTGATTGGCACCTTTGGCAACACAGCGGAGAAGGATGTATTCGATACAGATGAATATAAAAATGCCTTTATGAATCTGGTGTGCAAGGGAGAAGCGCTGCCTGTTAAGTACAAGGATGCCATTGCAGGCAAGCTGCAGAACGCCGTAACTACGGTAACGGAAACCACAGCGGTGATTCCCACAACCGTAATGAAGGAATTTATCAGAGAGCTGAAAGCGCATGGTGAACTGTACGCAAGAGTGAGAAAGACAAACGTGCAGGGCGGTGTGGAAATTCCTATCCTGTCCCTGTGTCCTACGGCAAGCTGGGTTGCGGACGGCACTGCATCCACAGACCAGAAGGTAACCGCCAACACAAAGGTATCCTTCAGCTATTACGGTCTGGAATGCAAAATCGCACAAAGCCTGATTGCAAATGTGGTTGATTTTGCGGAGTTTACCGAAATGTTTGTTCCTCTGGCGGTAGAGGCTATCATTGCCGCACTGGATAAGGGCATTATCGCCGGCACAGGCAGCGGTCAGATGCTCGGCATTACGAAGGACAGCAGAGTGCCAGCAGGCAACGTCATTGAAATGACGGCAGAGGATGTGGCAAGCTGGAAGGCGTGGAAGGAAAAGGTATTCGCCAAAATGAAAAAGGCATACAGAAACGGCGTGTTCGTATTTGCACAGGGTACCTTTGATGCACAGATTGACGGCATGGTGGATTCCACAGGTCAGCCTATTGCAAGAGTAAACTACGGCATTGCCGAGGGTGAAACCTACAGATTCGGCGGCAAGGAGGTTATCACCACAGAGGAGGATGTGCTGGAAAGCTTTGCAGCGGCATCCGACGGCGAGGTGTTCGGTGTGTTTGTGAATCTGAATGATTACATCATCAATACGAATATGCAGATGCGCACCGACCGCTGGAGAGATAACGACAACAATCAGGAAAAAGTGAAGGTCACTCTGGTTTGTGACGGGAAGCTGGCAGACCCCAACGGTGTGCTGATTCTTAAAAAAAAAGTAACGCAGTAAGCGGCGGCACGTTTGATAAGCGCGCAGACAGCGCAAATCATGCTGACATTACCGTAACGGCTGCCGAAGGCGGTCAGACCATTACAGCCCTGCTGCATAACGGCGCAGATGTGCCGAAGGAAGGTGGGGCAAACTGGTCTGTTTCCGGCGGCACTGCGGTTGTGCTGAAAAAGGCTTATCTGGAGAAATTCCCTGTCGGCGTTGAAACCTTTACGGTGACAACATCCGCAGGAGATGTGGAATTTACTGTGGAGATTGTGGAAAGCGAGGCGTAAGGAATGGCAGATTTAGCGAGATTGAAAACGGCACTGCGCATTTCGCATGATAAGCTGGATGAGGAAATTCAGTACAACGTGGATGCCTGCAAAAAAGACATGATGCGTGTCGGCATTACTGTCATTAACGAGGAGGATTCCGCAATTCAGAAGGTGTTTGAGCTGTACCTCAAATGGCAGTATGACTTCATGGGCGAGGGCGAGCGTTATGAAAAAGCCTATAAGGGCATGAGAAACGGATTAAGTTTGTGTGGTGAGTACAATGTATAACAATGTTGTGACGTTGTTGGTCGAAAAAATGATACGGGATGAAATCGGCATGAAGCAGACGTTTTACGAGGAACGAGAAGTGTTTGCGGAGGAATTGCCCATCAACCAAAGCGAATTTTTCAAGTGCAGAGAAACGGGGCTGCGCCCTGCCCTGTGCCTGCGGATTCCATACGGCGAATATGGACAGGAAGAAGTCCTGCGGTTTAGGGGCAGATTGTACAGCGTGTATCGTTTCCGAAACGATTTCCATCACACAGAGCTTTACTGCGAGGTAAGGAGTGGTCTATATGAGCATAAAGGCTGATGCTTTATCGGATGAGATTGCAAAACTGCTTTCCGAATATGAAACGGAGATTGTGAAAAACGCAGATGCTTGCGGAAAAGCCGTTGCAAACGCCGCCGCAAAGCAGCTGCGGCAGACCAGCCCCAAAAGAACAGGTAAATATGCTAAAAGCTGGGGCGTGACAAGAGAAGATGGTGGTCTCGGCGAAAATGCAAAATACATCATTCACAATAAAAAACGGTATCGGCTGACGCATCTTCTGGAGCATGGTCATGTGACGGCAAACGGCAAGCGAACAAAGGCAATCCCACATATTAAGCCAGTAGAAGAACAGGTCATTCGGGAATACGAGAAAAAGGTAAGGGAGGCAATAGAGGATGCGGCAAAGTGAGTTATACAAGCTGCTGCGCAGTACAGGTCTGGAGGTCTATTTTTATGAGGCAGACCAAAACCCAACGCTTCCCTACATCGTCTATCTGAAGGACGGAGAAACTGCTTGGGGTTCGGATGGCAGAAACTTCCTGCGAAAAGATAGCTACTTGGTAGAATTTTATTCGGCAAGAAAGGATTTTGCCAACCAAGAAAAAATTGAAAAGGCGTTGGATTCTGTTGGGATTCGTTACGATGCAACGGAAATCTACATCGAGAAAGAAAAAATGTATCTGGTATCATTTGCATTTGACATTACAAGAAAGGTGGAAAACTAATGGAAAGAATTGTACTTGGCAGCGGCAAGCTGTATGTGGATGAATTTACAGGGGAACTGCCTGAGGATGCAGCCATTGAGGTGGAGGCTAAGCTGTTGGGCTATATTCAGGGCGGTGCGACACTGACCTACAAGCCGACATTTTACGAAGCGAAGGATGATTTGAATTTCGTTTCCAAGAAAATTATCACAGACGAAGAAGCAATTTTGAAAAGCGGCGTAATGACATGGAACGGCGAAACGCTGAAAAAGCTGACACCCACCGCCAGAGTGACAGAGGATACAGCCAAAAAGACCAGAACTGTAAAAATCGGCGGTCTGAGCCATAATGACGGCAAGAAATATGTTCTGCATTTCGTACATGAGGATAAGGCAGACGGGGGAATTCGTGTGACCATCGTCGGCAGCAACGAAGCAGGATTTGAGCTGTCCTTTGCGAAGGATAAAGAAACTGTCATCAATGCGGAATTTAAGGCGCAGCCACAGGACAATGAAGGCACGCTGATTCTGTATAAGGAAGCGGACACGAGTATTGCGTGAGGAGAGGGGCATAACAGCCCCTCATTTTTGTGAGGTGGAAAAGGAATGTTAGATTTTACAACGAGAAAAAAGAAAAAATACATGGTTAAGCTGCATGATAGCTTTGTGGCAATCCTGCCAATGCCAGACAAGGAAATGTTTGACAAGCTGGTAGCGGCACAGGATATGGAAAACGTCAACGATGTTTATGAGCTGCTGACCGCCATCATCAACCAGAACAAAAAGAAAAAATACAGCTTCCAGAAGATTTCGGCAATGTTTGATTTTGAGGATGCAGTGGAGCTGCTGAAGGATTATCTGGAATTTGTAAAAGGTGTTGTGTCTGACCCAAACTAAAAATACCCTCTATGCCGGGAGAGGCGGACGATTTGCACTACAGCATTTTTTCGTTATCCGAAAAAACAGTGATGGACTATGCACATTTGAATTTTTTGGAAATCGAGCATTTGCCGATAGATGTTTATCTGGGATTGCAGCGGGATGCGTTTATTTTCAATTTACAGCAGACGGAAAGTGGTCGGGAATATCTGGAGGAGTGCTGGCTTTTGGAGCAGACCGAGCCGGACAGAAGGGCATTGAGGGAAAAATTCGGAAAGGAGGCAGAGCATGGGGAACATTAAGGGCATTACCATTGAGATTGGTTCGGATACCAAGAAATTCAAAAGCGGCTTGAAGGATTTGAACCAGTCCGCAAAGGATTTGCAAAGGGAACTGACGGCGGTTAACAAGGCGTTGAAGCATGACCCGAAGAACACCGACCTTCTGCGGCAGAAACAAGAGCTGCTGACAAAATCCGTATCGGAAACAAAAAGCAAGCTGGATGCCTTGAAGGCGGCAAAGGAGAAAGCCGACAAGGACATGGCAAGCGGTACGGAAATCAATCAGGAGCAGTATCGCCGTCTGGTGCGGGAGATTTCCACAACCGAAAACAGTCTGAAAAATCTGACAAGGGAAATGAAAAATTTCGGCAGCGTTTCCGCACAGCAGATTGCGGCGGCAGGCGGAAAGATGCAGGATGTCGGCGGAAAGCTGGAGGGCGTTGGAAAGAAAATGATGCCGGTGACTGCCGCCATTACAGGTTTGGGCGCAGTTGCAGTAAAAACCGCCGCTGATTTTGATTCCTCCATGAGCCAAGTTGCCGCTGTTTCGGGTGCATCGGGGGATGATTTGGAACGCTTGCGGGACAAGGCGAGAGAAATGGGCGCACAGACGCAGTTTTCTGCATCCGAAGCGGCTGATGCTATGAATTACATGGCTATGGCAGGTTGGAAAACAGAGGATATGCTCGGCGGCGTTGAGGGCATCATGAATCTTGCCGCCGCATCGGGAGAGGATTTGGCGGCTGTTTCGGACATCGTAACGGACGGATTGACGGCATTCGGGTTATCTGCGCAGGATTCGGGCAGGATGGCTGACGTTATGGCGGCGGCATCCAGTAACGCCAATACCAATGTATCCATGTTGGGCGAATCCTATAAATATTGTGCCAGCACAGCGGGGGCAATGGGTTACAGTCTGGAAGATGTGACGGAATCCCTTGGCCTGATGGCAAACGCAGGCGTAAAGGGTTCACAGGCGGGCAATACGCTGAAAAACGCCATGATTAACCTTGCGAAGCCAACAGATGCCATGGCGGCAACTATGAAGCAGTACAACATTTCCATTACGAATTCAGATGGTTCTATGAAATCTTGGAATGAGGTTGTTGCAAACCTGCGTACCAGCTTAGGCGGTCTATCCGAGGCAGAACAAACCGCCGCCGTTGCAACATTGTTCGGCAAGGAGGCAACCGCAGGGATGCTGTCTGTTATTAACGCTGCTCCTGCGGATATCGAAAAGCTGAACGGTGCTATTTTGAACAGCAGCGGTTCTGCTAAAGAAATGGCGGAAACCATGCAGGACAATCTGAACGGGCAGTTAAAGAAACTGCAAAGCCAGTTATCAGAATTGGCAATTTCCATTGGCGAAGTGTTGATGCCTGTCATTCGGAGCATTGTGGAGCGTTTGAAGGGATTGGTTGAAAAATTCAACGGTCTAAGTGACGGGCAGAAAAAGGTCATCGTTGTGGTTGGTTTATTGGTAGCGGCAATCGGACCGGTGATATTGATTATCGGCAAATTTGCAACGGCTATCGGTGCGATTATGACGATTGCGCCTACTCTGACAGCTGTTTTAGGTGCGGTCAAGATTGCATTTGCGGCAATCGGCGGCCCTGTCACGTTGATCATCGGATTGATTACGGCATTGGTGCTGGGATTCATCCACGCTTATAACACCTCCGAGGAGTTCAGAAACAAGGTAAACGCTGCATTCGCCAGTGTAAAAAACGCAGTCACAGGGGCATTATCAGCGGCGGCGGCAAAGGTCAAGGAATTTATGAATGTCGGTAAAAACGTGATTGTCGGTCTGTGGAATGGTATCAATGATAAGGTCGCATGGTTGAAGGGCAAGGTCAAAGGCGTAGTCGATAAAATCAAGAGTTGGTTTACCGGCAAGGATGGCTTCGATACACATTCCCCCTCGAAATGGTCTGAAATGATTGGCGGCTTTGTGATGGAAGGGCTTGCGAATGGCATGATGAACGACAACACAGCAGCCAAGGCGGCACAGAAGGCAACTGCGAAAATCAAGGATGTGATTGCAGATGAGATTGACGCAGTAAATGCGGAAATTTCCAGAATCCAGAAGGAAGCAGAGGACGAGCGCGCCAAGGAGGAGCTGGCGCAGTACAAGGAAAACCTTGCAAAGAAGCAGGCGGAACTGAAAAAAGCCGAACCGAAAAACAGAAAATCTATTCTGGATGAAATCGCAAAAATCGAAAAGGACTGGAATAAAAAGCAGCTGGAAGCGGCGAAACAGGCAGAGCAGAAAAAGCTGCAGGAGCGTTTGACCGCTTTACAGGAATTCAAGCAGAAATATGAGTCTGAATTGGCGGCAATCGAGCAGAAGGAATCCAGCCTAAGCGACAAATTAGCGGACTATGGCGAGCTGTTTTCCAGAGTGAAGGACGAGGACAGCGGCAAGGAAATCTTCAAGCTGAATGATTTGGACGAAAGCATTAAGAAAATTCAGCAGTATAACGAACAGATTGAAAGCCTGAAGGAGAAGGGTTTGGATGGTGGTCTGCTGGCTGAGATTGCCGATATGAGCATTGATGATGCACTGGATTTTACCAAAAAGCTGGATAGCCTAGAGGTCGGAAAATTTGAGGAATATGTCGAGAAATTCGAGGAAAAGCGGCGCTTGGCGAATGAAGCGGCACAGCAGTTTTATTCTGATGAAATGGAAGAACTGGCAATGAATGCTGTGGAGCAGGCGAAAAGCTATGCAGATGATTTCAACGATGTTGGTAAGGCGTTGACAGACGGCGTTGCAGAGGGTATCAAGGACGGCAAAAGCAGCATTGTAAATGCCATTGTGAAGGCAATTCGGGATGCCATTCGGGCGGCGAAGGACGAGGCAGGCATGGGCGGCGGCGGTTCGGACGGCAGCCACAGAACAGGTCTGCGAGAGGTGCCGTTTGATGGATACCGTGCGATTTTGCATAAGGGCGAACGCGTGCTGACACAGCCTGAAGCGGAGAGATACCGCAGGGGCGAAACGGTAACCAAAACCGAGAGCTTCAACGTATATATCGGCACTGTTGAAAACAAAGACGAAAGAACCACAGAGGATTTCATGCGTGAAATGGAATTTTATAGAAAGAAAAGGGTTGTTGCGACAGGAGGTGTTGCGTGATGTATCAGTATTTTATCTGGAACGGTGTCAGCTCGCTTGATATGGGCGTTGTGATGCTGAAAGCCCCCTCTATATTCATTCCGCAGAGAAAGGTAAACGAAATCAAAGTCAGCGGCAGAAACGGTGTTTTGCATGAGGACGAAAAGACGTACCAGAACTATACCAAGGATGCCGAATGTCATGTGATGGACAGAAGTCAGATTGACGAGGTCTGCGGTTGGCTGACGGGGTTCGGAGAGGTTATCTTTTCCAGTGAACCCGATAAGGTGTATCGTGCGTACATCAAAAATCAGATTGAGTTCGGCAGTATTCTGAAAAATATCAATGATTTTTTGGTGCAGTTTGATGTTGAACCCTTCAAATACAGCGTCAATGCCGCAGGGGATGCCTTAGAGCTGACTGCCCCGACCACCATCCGCAACAGTGGCACGGTATACAGTGAGCCGCTAATTACGGTTTACGGCAGTGGGGATATCACGCTTACTATCAATGGGGCGGATTTCCCCCTGTACGGCGTGCAGGGAAGCATTACCATTGACAGTGAAATGATGGAGGTGTTCAAAGGGAACACCAACCAAAACGGCAAATACGGCGGTGCGGAGTTTCCGAGATTTGAGGTCGGGAAAAACGAAATCCGCTGGACGGGGAATGTCAGCAAAATAAAAATACAGCCCCGTTGGAGATGGCTGTAGTTGTCGAAAAATGAAATTTATGGTATGGTATAAATGAAGGATTGCCAACTGGCGGTTAGTCACTTCCCGTGAAGGAGGTGACGCTTATGGTTACATACGAAGGGTTATTTACTTTTTGCTTAGTAATCATCGGAGTTATTTCCTTGTTTCAGAACAAGAAATAATGAAAAAGCCGCCTAACCTGCGAAGTTAGACGGCTAAAACCAACTACTTGGACTAGCCGCCCTGCGAAAGGTGGTAATCCTTCTCTTATGCTTATGATACCAAAAGAAAGGTATTCTGTCAAGAAAGGCGCATCTGAAAATAAAACGGATGTGCTTTTTTGATGCGGATTTTTTGGAAGGAGTGAGAAAATGGCAAAAACGTATAATCGTCTGGAAATTGATGTGAACAAAAAGCCGAACAGCATTGGGATTCGCCCTGTGCAGAATGATACAAAATCCAGATATCTGGATGTATGCCTGTATGAAAACGGTGTGCCAATCAATCTGACGGGCGAGCAGGTGCGTATCACATTCAGAAAGGCGGATGGCAGCACATTTTTCAACCAAGGGGAAGTGACGGATGCGACCGCAGGCAGATGCCAATTTGCCTTGACGAATGAAATTCTTTCGGAGGCAAAGGCGGTCGAGTCACAGATTTCTGTATGGAATGCAGGCGGTCAGATTTTGTCTACGCAGGTGTTTGAAATCTATGTAACGGCGGCAATTCCTTGGACGGATGCGGTAGAAAGCGAAAACGAATACGGCGTTCTGGTGGTGCTGTTTCAGGAAATTCAAGACGCACTGGATACCATGCACAAGATTGCCGCAGCATTCGGCGAGCCTGGGGACAAGGCGGCAGAGTACGGCGTGGATACATTCTGGGGGATTTTGGAAATGCTTGCACAGCGTGGGGATGTGGAGAGTGCGCTGGAGAAAAAGATTAAAGCCTATTTGAATAGTACGATTGGGACAAGTGGGTTTCAGTCGTTGGATAAAATGCTCCCCGCAAAGAGTGGTACGCAGACCTTTACCGAAAATGGCACGTTTACCGTTCCCGATGGCGTAACGAAAATTTGGATTACTGCCTGTGCAGGTGGGCAGGGAGGCACCAGATATAGTAATGGTGGTTCTTATTGTTACGGCGGAAAAGGAGGCGATGGTGGCGAGTGCATCATAAGGGAGCCGTATTCTGTTTCAGCAGGACAAACAATAAGCATTACTGTTGGCAACGGTGGTAGTGCAGGTTCAAATGGCACACCTACAATTATCGGAAACCTCGTTACACTCCGAGGTGGAGGTACTACAACAGGGCTTGTTGGTGCTGGTGTTGGTGGTGAAGGAGGATTCTATTACAGTGGCTCCTCCGGTAATCGTGGGGCTGAATATGGACTAGATGGAGTTAGAGGTAATGGAGGTACAGTAGCGGATAGATCGGTAAGAAGTTCCCCAAATGGTGGCGGCGGCGGCGGTTCTTATGGCTGCGGAGGAAATGGTGCTGATTCTTCAAAGGAGGCATCTCAATTTCCGCCAGGTTATGGTGGTGGCGGTGGCGGCGGTAGTTATAATTATACTGGTGCATCTGCTGGCGGCGATGGCATCGTCATCATCGAATGGTGAGGTGAGAATATGAAAACTTACGCAATGATTTTACAAAACAGAGTGATTGACGTTCTGAAAGACCAAGAAACAGAACCCTACTATCCACCCGACCCATCGGGCAACCCTGTGACTGCTATTCCTTGTGACGATACCGTTACCCTTGGCATGATTTATGATTCTGAAACAGGTACATTTTCGGAATACACACCACCTGAACCGGAACCCATCCCCGAACCACAACTGACCGAGACAGAACAGGCAATTTTAGACACAGCAATCAATGTAGACTATTTGGTCTGCATGAAGGAATTAGAGATTTGAAGGGAGTAGATATTTATGACATACGCAAGACTGAAAAAACTGATTAGCAGAGGTGCATACGACAAAGAGGACATGCTGAACAAATTAGATGTGTTCCTCATGGCGAACAGAATCACGGAGGAGCAGTATCAGGAATTGGTTGGTATGATGGAGTGATGTTATGATTACCATTCACGAAAAAACAGCAAAGACATTTGACACATTCGGGCTGGGGGCGTTGGTTCCCAGCCATTGTGTTGTGGAGGAAGAATTGAACGGGGCGTATGAGTTGGAGCTGAAGCACCCCTATGACGATGGCGGCAAGTGGAAACGCATTGAACGGGGGCGGATTCTCTACGCATCCACGCCAAGAGGGATGCAGCCGTTCCGCATTTACTACGTCAAACCAACCATGAAGGAAATTGCGGTCAACGCACGGCATATTTTTTATGATTTACTGGACAACCAGTGCGAACCAATCAGCCACAGCGGCACGGCAGGAGCGGCACTGACAGCTTTACAGGCGGCGTTTGCCTATCCCATGCCCTTTTCCTTTGATACGGATATTTCGCTGACAGGGACGCTCACAACAGGGCGCATGAATCCCGTACAGGCGTTACTGTCGGACGATGACGAAGCAACCTCGTTTGTCAAGGGCTACGGCGGCGAGCTGCTGCGGGATGGCTTTCGGGTGTCCGTCAAGTCGGCATTGGGGCAGGACAGGGGCGTTTCCATCCGCTACGGCAAAAACCTTGTCGGGCTTGAGGTCACAGAGGATGAATCGGAGGTCAAAACACGCATTGTCTGCTACGGCAAGAACGGCAGTGTAACGCTTGAAAGCCCACATATCCATGATTATATCTACCCGAAAATCCACACGCTGACAGAGGAAAACAAGGACATTTCCGAGGTGCAGGCGGAGGGACAAGAACTGTTGGATGGGGGTTGCGATATTCCAAGCATCAATATCAAGGTGGACTTTGTGGCACTGGAAAAGACGGTGGAATATCGGGAGTATGCCGTTCTGGAGGAGGTCTTTCTGGGGGATATGGCAACGGTTATCAATACCAAAATGGGATTTCGGAAACAGGCGAAGGTTATATCGTATGAATGGGATTGCCTTCTGGAGCAGTACAACGATGTGGAGCTGGGGGATTTCATTCCCACGCTTGCGGCATCCGTTACCAGTGGCGTGAAAAGCGGTTCGCTTGCGTCCTCTGCGTACATCAATGCGGCATCGGTTATGACACTGCTCCAACAGCATTTGAATGATTTTAACAATCCGCACCATGTCACAGCGGCACAGGTGCAGAGTTAAGGGGAGGGATGGTTTATGGAAAACATTGAAAAAATGGTGCAGGAGGCACTGGATAGCACGAAATCCGCACACAAGCGCATTGACCGCATGGAGAAGCGGCAGGACAATTTGGAGGAACTGACAAATGCGTTTTCGGTTCTGCAAAATGAGCAGGAGCATATCAAAACGGATGTCGGAGAAATCAAGGACGATGTGAAGCAGCTGGTTTCCAAGCCGGCAAAGCGTTGGGATGGGCTGATTGATAAGGCTATCGCTGTGGTTGTCGGTGCGGCTATCGGGTTTCTGCTGAACGGTGGCGGTTTTTGATGAAAAAACGCAGACGGATTCGTTTTAAAATCAATAACGATACCATGACAACGATTGTGGTTTTGTCCCTGTCGTTTTGTGTGTGCGTTGTTATCGTGGGTATTATTTTGGCGTGTTTCTGCGTTGACATTTCGTCCATCGTATCGTCTGCGCTGTTGCTGTTCGGCACGGAATTGGGTATCTGCGGTCTGATGAAGCTGTACGATAAAGGCGTGGAGCAGGCAGAACGCAGGGCGGAGGAACGCAGGAAAAGAAGAATGAGCGTAAAGCAAGCGGAATGGGAGTACAAGGAGGAATTGAGAGAAAATGAAAATGAATGAAGCGGCAAAAATCACAGTTCAGAATCTGCTGACAGTGAAATCCATCGTAACGATTATGCTTACGGTGGTTTTTTCGTATCTGGCAGTAGTGGGGCGTATCAGCGGAGAACAGTTTTTGACGATTTTCTCTGTGGTGGTGGCGTTCTACTTTGGGACACAGTATCAGAAGGGGAAGGAAGGTGTAGAGGAGGGGGAATGAAAAAAGACCGCGAGGGGCGGTCTTAAGAATCAGATTCAGAATCACGTTGCATGGTTTCGTTGATAGCACGATTGATAAAAGCATTGGTGCTTTCTCCGCGCTCTTCAGCGTGATTTTGAATAACTTCCTTTTTGCCTTTCGGCATTGTTAAATTGATGCGGTCATAGGCTTTGGCATTGTACTTGTTTTTTACCGCGCTTGATGTTTTACCCATTTTGCATACCTCCTTAATACTATTATATCGTATTATGAAATACTTACACAAGTATGCAATTCGTACAAATAATGATATACTTGCGCAAGTATAATTTATTTAAGTTGTCGATTTACATACTTGTGCAAGTATGATATTATAGTATTAGAAAGGAGGTGACACGTTGGAGGACAAAATAAAAGAGCTAATCAAGCTGGTGGAACAACTTGAAAAGCTCATGATTAGGATAATCTCATTGGTAGGATGGGTTTTAATCCTA